AATAGCATAAATAGTTGTACTACTTGGTAAATGTACAACTATGTCTATTATACAGATTTCCAAAATTCAGCAACGATCAGGTGATTTAGTCGATCTTCCACAACTTGACGAAGCGGAATTCGGTTTTGCAAGCGATCAGAAACTCCTATTCATAGGAAAAACTTTAGGTGCCACTGAAAATGTGGAAGTATTAACCGCCTATAGTGAAATATCATTCAGTCAATTAGACGGCGCGATAGGAAACCTCGATATCGAGGCCAATGTCGCAAACGGCCAAGTTTTAGTTTTCAACAATGGTTATTGGGTAAATGCTGGGGGAAATGCATCAGCACCCGCAAATTCAAGTTATTGGACTTCAACTCCTATACATCTAGGAAACATCGATAACCTATATATAGGTGGCGGTGCTATAGGTTATGTACTGACTACAGATGGTTCTGGAGCATTGAACTGGACTCCTAAAGGCACAGTAGTACAAAATATCAATACGATATCAGCAAATTCAACAGCAAGATTGACATTACAGAATGCATACCCATTCGATCAGGGTGCTGAGATAACTATCAACATGATTAGTAATAGTAGCGGTACATACTCTACTAATCTAAATGGTGATAATTTCTTCTTAAAGCCAGTAGCAGGAAACATACAACTTTATGATCTCTATCAAGACTCTGCATTATTAATCCCTGTTAATAGTTCAACATACGGAACTTATCCTACTGATACAGGTATAGTTATATTCAATACTGTATCTGCGAATGGCGGAGAGCCCGGTGGTTCAAATCTAAGTGTACAATATAATTCAGGCGCAGACTTTGCCGGTGATGCAGTATTTCTATACGATTATACAAACAAGAATTTAACATTAGGCAATGCAACAACAGTTGCGAATATCTATGCCAACAGCGGCACTATAGGTGCTAACATAGTTACTGCAAACTTATTCACAGGAACATTAACGACCTCAGCACAACCAAACATCACTAGCACGGGCAACTTGACAGTTCCTAATTTGACAGTTACAGGTACAAGTAACTTAGGATCAAATGCTAATGTTTATATCGGCGGTGGCAATCCTACACAAGTATTGACTACTGATGGATTGGGTAATCTTTATTGGTCGAATGGTGGCGGTGGTGGCACTGAAGCCGTAGGTTATTATCTATTCACACAAAATTCTGCCAATACTACATGGGTTATCAATCATAATCTAAACACTCAATATGTTAGCGTGAACCCTGTATTCGCTAATAGCACAGCAGTAACAGGACATTATGATTATCCTAATGTTTATTATAATAATGCCAATACTGTAACATTGACATTCAATAGCGCAATAACAGGTTATGTTGCCATCGTAGGCGATAGCGGTAATAGTGAAGGTTATTATCTACACAATCAGGGTGCGGCAAGCACAACTTGGACAGTAAATCATAATCTTAATTCTGAATTTGTAGCAGTAGCACCTGCTAGTACCGCAGATTTATCATGGTATGGTAGATATGATGGGCCGACAATTAGTTATACAAATGCTAATTCTTTGACATTAACATTTAGTTCTGCTGAGGCAGGCAATGTAGCGATCATAGGCAGTAGCAATATTGCTGGATATTATACACATACTCAATCAGTAGCAAATACTACATGGGTGGTCAATCATAATCTAGCATCAAGATATCTAAGCGTAACACCTGTATATCCAAACAATGTGTCAATGGTTGGCACATATGACTTCCCTAATATCACATATAACAATGCTAATGCATTGACATTAACATTTAATAGTGCGTTGACTGGTAATGTAGTGGTTGTAGGTGGAGGCGGTGAAGCCTTACCAGCCGGTGGCGGCGATACAGAAGTTCAATTCAACAACGGCGGTGCATTAGACGGCGACGCATCATTCACTTATAATAGTTTAACGAATATACTATCTGTACCAGTCATTACACTTAGTGTCGTAGCATTCGCAAATTTACCATCTGCTACTACTGCTGGTCAGAAAGCATTTATTAGTGATGGAAACCTAATCGCAGCAGGTAATTTCGGTGCGATAGTAAGCGGTAGCGGTAGTAATACTGTACCTGTTTATAGTGATGGTACCAACTGGCGTATAGGATGATACTACATGGTGTTTCCAATTACTTCGGCTTATGCGGACATTGCAGAATATTACTCAGCAGATAAAAATTATATTCCAGGAACAGTTTTAGAATTCGGTGGTGATAAAGAAGTTACTTTAGCATCACCTGAAAGCATTAAAGTCGCAGGGGTAGTATCACAGGACCCTGCATATGTATTGAATGGTTGCATACAGGCTGATCATCCGGTAATAATTGCATTGACAGGCCGTGTAAAAGTAAAAGTAACAGGTTGGGTAAGTAAAGGCGATATGTTAGTGAGCGCAGGTAATGGCTTTGCGAAGACTAGCATCATCACACCTAACTTAGGCTCAGTGATAGGAAAAGCGATAGAAAACAAAACTGATAGCGGTGAAGGTTTTGTAGAAATAATGGTTGGTAGATTATGAGCGAACAAAAATACTATGTCATAGGCACTACTACAGAAGAGGCATGGAACAGAGTTCATGCAGTACTCACTGCCGATGGCACTTTAGAAGATAATATTCCTAGCAGACAAATAGAATGCACTGACTTAAAAGAACATAGTCCTACCAGAGCAGTATACTTGATGACCGATGAAGAAGCCGCTCAACTTAGTAATCATCCAGACATAAAATTTATTGAGATAAATGTTGCTAATTATCCGGAAACACCTCGTCCCGCACCTGAAGATTTATACAACACTCCTAGGTATAGCGCAAACGCAAAATGCTATAATAACTTTGTTAGCACAGGATTACCTAATCCAGCAACATCAGCAGAATTAAACAGATCGGGCTATCAGTTATTACGATGTAATCAATATGCTAGTCCATGGTACGGAGTAGCCTCTACTACTGTTTTTGATAGCACGATTCCTAATACAACTAATACAGGCACTAACATAGACATCATAGTAGGTGATGATGGTTGTTGGTTCGGACATGTAGAATTTAATAGAAGTGCTAGTTGGACTTCAGCATATAGCCCCACTGACTATGTAGGCGGTAATAAATTACCCGGTAGTGGCACTTGTGATTTACTTGATGTCGTATTAGAGGGTCCTTATTATATCGATCCTGCATGGTTCAATGCTAGCCCAGGAACAAGATTGACTACTCGCTGGGATGGCACAACTGTACCCGTTGAAGCAGTTGCTAGAGAATGGTGGAGCAATAGTAGCGCACGATCATCAACTTTCGCTAGCGCAGGTACTGTAGCCATTCCATCTTATTATAATAGGGCAAATTGTAATGGTAATAATACTACTCAATCAGTAGACGGTACACACGGTACTGCATGTGCAGGATTAGCATATGGTAGAACATTTGGATGGGCATACAATGCTAACAAGTGGTTTGTGAACGCATATGGTAACAATGGATTATGGCCTATAGACAATTATTTTGATGTGGTCAAGATATTCCATCAGACTAAACCTGTCAATCCGCTATTCGGCACAAAAGATCCTACTATCACTAGTAACAGTTGGGGATTCAGAGACACTACTCCTTCTACTGGATACTACTATTTTAGACAAGGCACTACGGGAACAGGCGGTGTTGCTTATTCAGGTACTAAACCAGAATTCATGCGTTATATAGGTTCGACCGGTGATGCAGGACGATGCAAAGGTGAGATGCTCACAAATAGTTTAACTACTGCCGGTGACGAATTAATATCTGCTGGAGTTATTTTTATAGCGGCGGCAGGAAATAGCAATCAAAAACAGGTAGGTAGTGATCAAACAGATTACAATAATTATTGGTCTAATTCAGCAGCCACACCACTGAGTAGTGCAGTGCATGATGAATTTGGTAGTACCTGCTATAACACTACTAATCGTAGGGGATTCCCTCAGCAGATAGGACAATATATCTCAGGAAGCAATGTCGTTTATCCTGCTATCAATATAGGTGCTTTAGATGATAACTATCAACCAGATGGCAAAGAACGCAAGGTAAACTACAGCGATATGGGTGAGCAGATAGACTGTTATACACCTGCTGACGGTACCATGTCATCAAATAAAAATTATAGTGCATATTCTAGATATGATCAAATAACAGGGTACCTTACTTCTACTGACTGTAGTTTTAGTGGTACTAGCGCAGCCTGTCCGGTAGCAGCCGGTTTGATAGCAACGAAACTTCAGAGTAACCGTTCATGGACTTGGTCCGATATAAGAACATGGTTACAAACAGTACCTTTACAACAAGCAACTACATTCTATCAAGGACCCGACCCTTCTACTGCTATGAGCGCAGATTGGGCAGACTTAAATAGTCTTATGGGTGGTACTAGACGAGTATTATATAATTTAGATTCAAACACTACCGGAACTCTTTCAGGGACATACACTATGAGCGGTGGGCTATCCTTTAGGATAGTTTGATAAATACAAGACAGGATTAAGACAATGACATCATACGTATATACAGCAAGTGGTTCAGCTACAGCATCAGCAAACATAGCAACTGATAAAGTCAGAATTGCGACTACGGCTTCACCAATTCAATATACTACCAGTTTTCCCAATGTTGCGTTAACTGGTACTGTAACTTGTGCTACGAACAGCAATACTGTTACTGGATCAGGCACGGCATTCTTGTCACAATTAAATGTAGGTGCTTGGATAGGAAATACAGCAGGTAGTACAGTAGGAATTGTAAAATCTATTGCTAACAATACAAGTCTAACATTGACTGCTAACGCCGCAGTAGCAATATCAGGTGCTACTGCACGATATAATCCATATGGTGTGCCATACACTGTAGCAGATGCTAACTCAACGATCATTCCTGCAAATACTATTCAAAATAGTATCATCGTGGGTCAAGGTAACGTTGTATCATTCTTAGACATAGGCGGTGGTAGCCCGCATGAATTCAGTATTACTGAATTAGGTATGCCTCATCCTAACACTGGCACAAGTGGAGTATTAGCAACTCCATCAGCCGGTGGCCCTACAGAATAATAGCCGCGTAAAAAAATAGACTTTTTTGATAAATACTTTATATTCATGACGTTGTTGTCATGATTTATGCGGTCCCCGCCGCGTACCGGCTAGAACCCGGCATTATAGGAGAACAAAACAATGGGTCGTCCACTAAAAATCGCAAAAGCACAGGCTGTTGTCACAATCACTGATACTACAGCCGCAACAGGATTAGTAACTACATCAGCAAACTTCACTAACTTAGGTATCATTGCAGGTATGCCATTCATACCAGCAAGTAACGTAGGTAATTTAGTTGCAGGTACAACTTACTGGATTCTACAGGTTGTGAATGCAGGTGCAAACAGCACATTCACAGTCTCAGCAACACAGTTATCAGCAAACCCAACATATACTGCATTCACATTAGCAGATGCAGGTCCTGTAACTGTAGCCGCATCAGTCGGTGTTGTTGATGCATATTTCAACAATCCAAATGGCGGTGCAGGTTATCCTGCAACAAACGCAAATACTTACTCAGTAGTTGGTGGTAACACAGCAATCTATGGTAGTCAAGTTCTTTGCCAAGTTGCAATCGGCGTAGCAGGCACAGGCACATTAGTTGTAGAAAATGGTAACACTACTGTTACAGGTACTGGCACTATATTCACAACTGAATTGTCAGCCGGATCAGTATTAACAACTAGTGAAGGTGAATTGATCGGCTTTGTCGATTCAATCACTACCGATACAGAACTAGAGTTAGACAGTGCCGCAACTGAAGATTATACAGATATAAGTTTCGTTTTCGCAGACAACGAAGCAGGCTTTATCGTTCGTCAGAAGGGTAAGCAAAAGTATCTAGTACAAGGCTCAACATCAGGTCTAGTTGGTCCATGTTATACAGCAAATATAGCAAATGCCGCATTGTTACCAAATACAATGTCAATCATTGCTACATATGCTAACGCGGCAACTACATTGGTACAATCACTAAGTGATCATACTGTTGAAATCTTTACAGCAACATCTGGCGAGACAGCATTGCCAAATGAAACTGCAAACATCAACAACAGTAGCCCAGCATTCGGCACATTCAATACTGCCTATGCTGCCAACACTTACGGTGGTCAGCCATACCCAATCGTAACAATCAACCAGGCGTAATAAAATAAAATGTCTACTGTGAATGCTGTCAAGCGCGTAGAACAAGCCGAGACTGAGATCGCGGTGCTCCAAGTCCAAGTGAAGAACTTAGACGAGAAGCTAGACGATCTCAAAGTCGAGGTGAAAGACCTACATGATTGTCTCGACCGCAACATGGATGAGACTAAAGTTATACTCAAGGAATTCCAAGAGGCTAACACGAAATCTCATGACGAGTTAGCGGAAAAATTGAGTAGTCTAGAAAAAATCAAATGGATGTTGATGGGCGCGGCAGCAGTATTAGGTGCTACCGGCGTAGAAGCATTCAAGATGATTGTCAATGGCTGATTGATTATGTCAATCGTAAAAACGGGGCTTAGGCCCCGTTTTTATTTTCAGTAAGGCTTTTTAGTTTTTCTTTAACAATATCGATATTGATAGTACTAAACAAGCCGGGATGCATAGGTTTAGGATGTTGATCATGACCTATCCAAGCATATCCCACATGCTCATCGTTGAGATGAGGTACAAACTCTTCATCGACTGCGCAAAAGAATGTGTGGTAAGTGAAAGTATTATTCACAAACTTTTGTATAGGTATGAGTTTTGGATTCATAGGCCAAAAGTTAACTTCTTCCATGCATTCGCGTTGCAAACCTTCTAGCAAGGTCTCATTCTCTTCAATCTTGCCACCAGGCACACCCCAAGCAAAATTGGCATCACTACGCATCAGATATAGAAATCTGCCCGTATTCGTGCAATAAAAGAATATTCCTGCTGAAGTATTTTTCATAACTAGAGTATAACACTCTTTGGATCAAATTACAATAGAGTAATCGCCCTGATCGTACCAACCTTCGTATGATTTCATCCATTGACCTTCAGATTGGACATAACGGTATTGGATATTTGTAGTTAGATTGGTGACATACTGGACAGATGTAGATTGTTCTGCATCAAATGATACGAACCATGAACTTGATCCGGTATCATATTCTATGATGTCATTAGCCTTCGCGACCAAATTACCCCAACTTACTGTTGGACTTCCTGGACTGCCGATATCTTCAACAATCAAATATCTACGACCATTTATAGGTCCTGGCAATCCTGCGTTTGGTCCTGTCAATTGAGGATTGATGACAGCATCAACTGGGTTCAATGTGTTTTGTGGTAATGTGTCTGGGTCGATGTTATAGATTAATATTCTGTCATCGACTGGATCTGGCACTATGGTACCTACGATATCATCTTCCATGAATGGATTCTGTAACCATATCTGACTGATACCGGGCTTGAACTTACCATAGACGTTCAATAGGCTAGACCAGTATAGATTAGTATTAGGTGGAGTAGGATTATCTAAATCAGTATTAGGTGGATAAAATGCTTCATTGGCAGGTAATAACTGTAATGTATTACCTATCAATAATAATTTATACCCATATGGTGTGATCTTTTGTCTAGTACCCAACAATAAATCTTCATCTTGTATATCTTGTAGTGCGCTGCCTTTATAGATGCTTGCTATGATCTTGTTGATCACGCCCATCTTCTTGAGTTTAGTTGATGTGCTGATCCATATAGGCATATAGAACTTCCAACTCAATACATCGATAGGATTACCTGTGCCTTGCGGTATGCTTCTAGAACTGAATGTGATACCATCTTGGTATACAACTGTCAATGAAGTCCAGTCAACGAAGTTGTCTGTGCTTTGTATTTCTAGTGCAGGATTAAACAATGTGCCTAATTGCTCTACTAATTCTAATTTTTGATTATAGTTAGTAGTCCACATATCTACTTGAATGCGTAATGTATAAGGAACAGGCATCAATCTTTCTACAGTGAATGCTTGACCTTGTGTCTGTTCATAAGTCTGTGTTTCTTGATTGTAGGCGCGCTGGCGAACATTGATCTTATCGATGAATGTTGGTTCTTGCATTCTGCGCTGATCATATTCTAATCCAGTAATCCAATATGTGAATAATGGTGCGCTAGGTAAATTGCTTGCGCTATTATTTGCGATCACAGTAGATACTAGTCTGCTTTGATCACCATACATGATAGGCACACGAACAAGTATGTCGTTGCCGTTAGGATCTTTGCCTTTAGTAACTTGCCAGTTGCTAAAAATCTTAGCGAACTGTAGTAAGAATCTGCGTATCTGATTGTCGTAAAAAAACTGTGCCATGCGTTACTCTTATGGTTGAGGTGGTAAATTGTCTGGTGCTAAAGATAATATGCTAGATAACGGTTGAGCAGAAGGTATCAACTCTTCTTGGTTATTGTTATATATCACAGCCTCATTATTGATGAATGTTGATTTCTGTGCCTTATCTTCGGCAGTAAATCCTATCATGTCTGGAGTTCTGACATTAGTTGATATGCGAACCCATAATTGACCGTCCCAACGATATAATATCTGCGGCATATAATCTATGCGCAAGAAATAATCACCAACCTGTGGATTCTGTGGGAAACTGATACCTGCGCCCGATGGATATCCATTTGGTGCTGTGCCATCTCCTGACAAGTATGCAGTCTCATAACCGAAACTTCTTGGACTTGCTCTTGTGATATATTGGAACGCTGGATCGCAGTCAGCACGATAGTCCATCTGAGTACTGATAGTTCCAGTGAATCCTGGCTGTGTTGGATCTTGGTCAGCAGTCGCATAAGTGTTGTCAGCAGTGCCATATGGACCAGTTACTGGGCCTGTTGACATGACAGATAATATCTTTTGTCCTTCTAACGCTCTTGAGCCTGAACCTTCCGGTAATACATAAGGTTTTGTTTCTTTAATCTCAAGATTTGCTTGAACGAATTTATCAAACTTTCCTGCTATGTCCATATCAGCAGTCATATCCCAAATACTCTTTATAAGATCCTTATTGATCTTGATGCCTACGCTAGGATTCTTATACTTAGGATTGCGCATATACACTACAGTACCTGTAGTGCTTGGTGCACCTGCTGAACTTGTTACTATATTGATAGGTGGTGCAGGCTGATTTAACTTTCCAGAAGGAGTGTTGTTCGCCTCATACACACCATATGTAGGTACGACATAGAGTTTGCTATTATCGTAACCTGCTTTAGGTACAATGCGTTTTGCTTCTTCAAGTTGTGCGTTATTGATCTCAATGTTTTTATTGTATGTAGACAATATGTCCTTGAGATTTTGATTAGGATCTAGTTCCCAATATGTACTATTTGGTGGACTGATACCGGCAGGTACTTCTATCTTGCTGATGTAATTTTTGTCACCATAACTGATGACATAACCAGGGGGATAAACTTTATCTTTATCCCACTGACCTAGATAATTGTCTTTGTTGATTGGTTCTTGTAATATCTGACTGAATTCTTGGCTGTCTACTAATGGCTCGCACTTGATGCGCCACAAGTGAGGATACCATGTTTGACTGAAACCTTCGCTAGCGAAATTTGCGTCTGTGATTGAATAAAATCTTTTTAATGCTACCGGTATCGTTTCTTTTAAAGGATTATAATCTAGTAAGTGTGGTAATTCTAAAACATCGCCCACCATCAATTTTCTGCCAACGATATCGATCATATCATTGTAGTGGACTGTAACGAAAATTATGTCATTATTCAAGAATAAGCCAAACTGGCTTAGATCGAAATCAAGATTCTGAACATTGTAATGACCGCGTAATCTAAAAATATTTGGATCATACACTCTATCACGATTTTCTAAAAATAGCAAATCTTGAATCTGTGTAGGATCGGGACTTATATATTGTGGTTGAGTATAGTCCGGACTCGGTGTCTGCGCATTTGGGCCCATGTACTTGTGTATGTACAAATCTGTTCCGCCCACAGTAAACTGCTCCGATATTGTCCTATCGAAGAACTTATAGTCGTTTTGCTTAGTTGGGCTATAAAGAGATAATTTGGGCATAGTAGTATTTAGTCATTAAAACAACGGCTTAAATAGGACTTGACACCCGAACTGAAAGGTGTTAGAATATATACTATCGTTGACAATTTGGAGACATAAATGGCTCGTACCAAAAACACAGAGATTAAAGAACTGCATCCTAAGGATCCTGATACCAAGTATTTTGGATCAGAACCTGTCTTTAGCGAGGATAACACTAAATGGTCATTGGGTAGCGCATTGACCTGGTATGGTCATTTTTATGACAAGAAGGATGCCCGCGAGTTTATCGCACAGTACCTCGAATTTACGGGTGATATTGAACGATCTAAATCTGTACGCAAAGTGCATGAAAGTCAGGTAATCACTAGTTATGGTTATCTCGCACGATGCATCATGCGTGGATATCGGCCTACTGAAGAACAGACAGCACGATTTAATAATGAAGTAGATCGCATGATCCGAACAGCAGAGGTAGTGCAGGCTGTTGAGAAGCCGGTTAGCAATCGCCCCAATGTTCAAGAGATCATGCGCGAGAAAACGCATGAGGCAGGTGGCGAACTTGAGGGTCGCTGGGATGACTATATTAAAGATGGTTGTAAGAAAGAGAATAGTATCAACCCTGTACAAGTGTTGACACAATTCAATATCTTGCCACAGCATGTCAACATTTTGATCGATGCTTGGAAATCAAAACTTGATGAATACTACGAACTACAACAAGGAAAAGATGAGCAGTTGAACGAAGCGTATGCTCACCTAGGTAAGATTCAAGTTCGTAACATCATAGGTACTATCGAATCGGTTATTGCCGAAATCAATAGTTATATCAACATCAAAAAGAATGGTCGCAAGCCCCGTGCTAAGAAGCCTGTGCCGGTCGAGAAGATCGTTCGCAAGTTGAAGTACCTCAAGACATTCAAACTTGAGAAACTTGATTTGGTAAGCGTCCCACCTGCTAAGTTGCATAATTCTACTGAAGCATGGGTCTATGACGCTAAGAAGCGTAAACTCTTTCACTTTGTTGCCGATGAGTATGCTAAGTGCCTCAGCGTCAAGAACAATACTGTGACCGGCTTTTGCACTAAGCAAAGTGAAGGCAAGACATTGCGCAAGCCTGAAACTCAGATCAAAGAGATCATGGGATCTAAGCCCGCGGCAAGAAAGTTCTTTAAAGACATCAAAGCAGTCAGCGTCACTCCTAACGGAAGATTTAACGATGACATGATCATCTTGAGGGCATTCTAATGAATGAATCATTCGACCCCTTAGAAAAAAGAATGGAAACTATGATGACGGTCATAGATACTGCTATCGAAACTGCCAGCACGCCGCAGGATCAATTGATGCTAGCCTGTGCTATGTTGCAAAGGACTAGAGAAATTTTTGATCATGTTTTAGGCAAGGATGGAAGAAAACAAATGTTTAGAGGATTAACAGATGAGTAACCAAGTTGACTTGAACAAGTATATGGAATTTGTCTCTGCTGTGACAAGCAAGCAGAGCCATGATTTGACTGAGTTTATGAATCAGTTAGATCGATTAGATGCAAACTATGAAGCATATGGAGCAGATGGGGAATACATGCATGGTCCAGATGTCAATGTACCACTATTGCTTTGTGGTGCTATCGGTCTAGGTAGCGAGACCGGCGAGTTCCAAGAAATCGTAAAGAAGATCGTATTTCAAGGTAAGCCCTTCAATGAAGAAACACATTTTCACATGAAGCGCGAACTAGGAGATATCATGTGGTACTGGATCAATGCTTGCAGAGCATTACAACTTGACCCCAATGAAGTAGTTGCTGAGAATGTCAAAAAGTTGCAGGCCCGTTACCCGGGCGGACACTTTGATGTTTATCATAGTGAGAATAGAAAAGAGGGCGATCTCTGATATTCCGATAAATACTGATATTAATCGGAATATAAAATGGCTGCAGATCCACTATCAACACCAACAAACGCAAACTTACAAGAGTTAAAAGAAGCATTATTCAATAATGTCCGTTTGCGCCTAGGCGGTGACATCATCGACCTAGAATTAGATCCACAGCATTATGAAGCCGCATACGATTATGCTATCAAAGTATATCGTCAGAAGGCTCAGAATTCAACTCAGGAAACTTACACCTTGATGACCATCATCAAGAATGTTGATACATATACTTTACCTAGTGAATTCGTCAATGTCCGTGCTATCTTTCGTAGAACAGTAGGTCTTGAGACAGGACCAAGCAGTACAAGTTTTGATCCATTCAGCAGTGCTATCCTTAACACATACTTGTTGAACTACAACTATACAGGCGGCATGGCTACATATGATTTCTATGCAGGCTATGTTGAGTTGGCTGCTCGTATGTTCGGTGGATATGTCACTTATACATTTAATCCTGTCACAAAGGTATTGCGCGTGGTCCGTGATTTCAAGGGAACAGGTGAGCGTGTATTGATTTGGGCAGACATGACTAGACCCGAGACTGAATTATTACAAGATCCGGGTATAGGTATATGGATCACAGATTTCATTCTTGCCACAGTAAAGATAATCATAGGCGAAGCCCGTGAGAAGTATGCTAGTATCGCAGGACCAAGTGGCGGCACTAGTCTGAATGGTGGGGCTATGAAATCAGAAGGTAAAGCCGAGCAAGAAAGACTGATCGATGAACTCAAGCGTTATGTCGATTACAGTCAACCATTAACTTGGATTCAGGGCTAATTCGGTCAAACTGCATATTTGCTTTTCTCTACACTAGTGTTATAATACTAGTTCATGAGATAAGGACCAATATATGATTGTTGGAGTTGCAGGATTCATAGGTAGCGGTAAAGATACAATCGCAGATTATCTGATCACATTCAAGGGCTTCAAGCGAACTAGTTTTGCTGGCCCATTAAAAGATGCGGTAGCAAGCATTTTTAATTGGGATCGTGATCTATTAGAAGGTACAACAAAATATAGCCGCGAGTGGCGAGATACCATAGATCCTTGGTGGGCAGAAAGATTAGAGATCAAACACTTGACCCCAAGATGGGTGTTACAGCAATGGGGCACTGAGGTAGGACGCAGGGCATTCCATGATGACATCTGGATCGCTAGTATTGAGAACCAATTACGAACAGCAAGAGATGATATCGTCATCAGCGATTGCAGATTCCCTAATGAATTGAAGTCTATCAAAAGAATGGGCGGAGTAACTATCAGAGTACATAGGGGAGAAAATCCACCTTGGCATGATGCCGCGATTGCGTTTTCTAAAGGGTATTATACTGCCGGGTATGAGGAAGCGATGAAAACACTTCAGTCCTATAATGTCCATGCTAGCGAATATAGTAGCGTGGGACTTGAATATGACCATCACATCATCAATGATGGTACTATCGATGATCTACATAAGAAAATTGATTCAATAATCAACTTGTAAATCACCGCGCTTCCAAGTCACCTCTTTGCGTTTGACGACCTCGACACAGTTAAGACATATAGACCTTAGATTGCTAAAGTTAGTATTTCTGAGGTCTCCGTCTATATGGAACACGGTCATTTGACTTGGATATAGTGACCTAAATCCGCATATGTCACATACAGGTTTTTTCTTATAACCTGCCTTTTCCCATAATGTTCTTTTAGATTTAGCCTTAGGTTTCTTCTTGCCGCAATCATCACATATGCTACGGTAATGCGTAACACCGTCACGGATATAATTCACAGCACGGTAGTTCTTGTTACACTCTTTACATATGGGTCTGATGTTGGCCATATAGTTATTTAATGATTTTACCTTCGAAGGTTTGATAACCCAGTGTTTTTTGTAAACTCAACTAAATAATATTAAGCATTCAGGGTTGTTACCCTCAAAATATAACATATAGGAAACAATAAAATGGCACTTACATCACCAGGCGTAGAAGTTACAATCATTGACCAAAGTCAATATCTTCCAGCCCCAACAGCATCAGTTCCGCTAGTTGTCTTTGCGACAGCAGAGGACAAAGCAAATCCAAATGGTACAGGCATTGCGCAGGGTACAACTGCCGCTAATGCTGGCAAGTTATTCCAAGTAACAAGTCAGCGTGATCTTGTAACACTATATGGTACACCATTCTTCTATGAGACTACAGACGGTACTCCAATTCAAGGTTATGAATTGAACGAATACGGTTTGTTGGCTGCATACTCAGCATTGGGTGTCACTAACCGCGTATACTGCTTGAGAGCAGACATCGACTTAGCAAGTTTAGTAGGTCAGACAGGTCGCCCAGCAGGTGAGCCAGAAGACGGCGCTTACTGGTTAGATACAACATCATCAACTTGGGGTATCTATGAGTGGAATGCAACTACAGAAGTGTTCACTAATAAGTTGCCAATCGTAATCACAGATTCAGATAATCTAGTTGCTGGTGTTCCAGCAGGCTTCATTGGTTCTATAGGCGATTATGCAGTAGTCGCTATTCAACCAAATCTAATTCCTAGCGCAGGTAGCACTTATTTCTATAAGAATGCAAACAATACTTGGGTAGAGATTGGTTCAGATGCATGGCAGGCTAGCGTTTCTGCTGTACAGGGTACAAACAGCAATCCTACATTGAATGCAGGTGATACATTCACATTGACTTTAGTAGGTAGTTCTCCTGTATCAATAGTATCAGCAACTATAACTGTTCCTGGTTTAGGTTCAAACACAGTAGCAGGTGTTGCAACGGAGATTAATAATCTAGAATGGCAAGGCGTTGTTGCTAACGGAGCAAGTGGTCGTTTGGTACTATCAGTAACAGGTCACTTCAACCAATCAATAGTCTTTGGCGCAGGCACAGGCACTGTATTGAGCGATATCGGTATCGCCCCAGGTACATATAACAGTGTTCGCGTATCATACGGTACTTCAGCCCAGATGCCACTTTGGGGCGCTGGTCAATCACAACCTCATCCAACTGGTTCAGTATGGTTGAAGATGGGCAGTTCAGGCAACGGCTTCACTCCATCAATGAAAGAATATGATGCAGTTGCAAGTGCTTGGAACACTAAGGTAGTTTCACTAGCCACAGACGATGCTACTGCAATCGCGGCACTTGACCCAACTGGTGGTCAGGCTATCCCTGCAGGAACAGTATACGGTCAGTACTATTATTATAGTGAATATAAAGATGGTCCTGTCTATTTCTGGAAGCGTGTAGCGACTGGTCCAACAGTAGTGACTGGCACAAACACAGCACCTAATTTTGATTCAGGTCCATATTCTGGTGTAGTCAATGTGACAACACCGAACAGCACTGCTTGGTCAGGTCCTTATACAATGACATTAGCAGATAATACTACTGCTGAAGATTTCGTGCAGGCATGGCAAGCTGCAGGTATTCCTTATACTACAGCAAGCGTAGCAACAGACGGTTCAATACAGATCACTCATACATTGGGTGGAGCAATCATGATGAATGATTATAATACTGTAACAGGTTTGTCACAAGGATTGTTCTCAGAAGCAGGTTTCATTGCTAATGTGACTGATGGTTGCAAGACAGGTGATATCAACACTACTCTATTCACAGGTGTTGCACCGACTTCAACATCAGGTAGTGGTACAGGCGCACAGTTTACTGTAAGTTCTATAGGTTACGGTTATCTAGTTAGCGCAATCACAGCAGCCGGTTCAAGTTATGCTGTAGGTGATACTATAACAATAGCAGGTGGATCATTAGGTGGCGTTAACGGCGCGAATGATCTTATCCTAGTAGTTGCAGCCGTTTCAAGTGGTGGCGTAACAAAAGTCACACTCGACAGCGATTGTCAATATCCAGTATTCAACTACGATATCGTATTGAGTAACTGGGTAGCATTTGATTATACTGCTAACGAAGGTGCACCAACTGAACTTCCAGCAAATAACACAAACTGGTTCTACAGCGTAACTGACGAAGTAGATATCATGGTAAACACTACAAACGGCTGGAGAGGTTATAAGAATGTAAATTATAACAGCAACGGTTTCCCACTACCAAGCGGTTCAAACACAACTGATCCTAATGGTCCAATCGTAAGCGCAAGCATGCCAACTACTCAGTCAGATGGCACAGCACTTGTTTACGGTGATATATGGATCGACACTAGTGACTTAGAGAATTATCCTCTAATCAGTCGCTGGCAGATGGTAGACGGTGAAGATGAGTGGGTATTGATCGATAAGACAGATCAAGTTTCAGGTTCAGGCGTATTGTTTGCTGATGCTCGCTGGTCAAGCGATCAGAACACAATCAACCCTGCTAATGATCCTATCCCAACAATCAAGAGTTTGTTGACAAGCAACAATCTAGACTTAGATGCACCAAATGCTAACAACTATCCAGTAGGTATGTTGTTGTTCAATACTCGTCGCAGTGGTTACAATGTCAAGCAGTGGAGAAACAATTACTTCAATGCATTGAGTTTCCCAGGAGACACACTACCAACTATTCGTAGTACATGGGTATCAGCAAGCGGATTGCAATCAAACGGTGCTCCTTACATGGGCCGCAAGGCTCAGAGAGCAATGGTCGTAGCATCATTACGTTCTGTGATCGATACTAACTTGTCAATCCGTGATGAAGATAACTTCTTCAACTTGATGGCAACACCTAACTATCCAGAACTACAACCTAACATGGTTGTGTTGAATAGTGATCGCGGTGAGACAGGTTACATCTTGGGTGACACTCCAATGGGATTACCTGATGATGCAACAGCAATTCAAGCATGGGCAACTAATGCCGCAGGTGCAACAAGCACAGGTGAAGATGGTTGTGTAACTCGCAACACTTATCTTGGCTTGTTCTATCCAAGTGGTATCGCATTAGACTTG